TCGCTCATTTCGAGGATGCATTGCAGCAGGGTTTCGTTCTGGTTTTCAAGCGTCTTGATGCGTTCTTCCTGCGTCGGCTTCGGTTCTCCCGGTTCCGGCACTTCCGGCTCGACGTACACGCTGCCGTCGTCGGAGAGCTGCACCGCGTTGTCAAGGGTGCGGTAAACGGTCGTGTAGCCGCTGAAATCGCCGAGCTGGGTCACGCCGTCCATGCGCCACGTCGTAAAGCCTGTTGTTGGAGCGTCGGCGATACCACCAAGCTCAATAACATGCTCACTGTGTCGCGAAAACGTTACTTCCCGGATTTCATCCGAGGTGTTTATCTTGATTTTAATCATCATTATCCCCACTTACAGCGTTTTCCAAGTGACTTGTTTATTGCCATTTATCTGCGTTCCCGAATATGCTGTGCCATCAGAAGCAACGCCCAAATAGTAGGTATCGCTGACAAAACTTCCCGGCCAACTACTACCGGTAATACGGATAAAACCACCATAGTCAGCAGGCATTGTATTTCCTTTATTTTTCTCGGTGTAGAAACCGCCTTGTTTCAACGACCAAACGTCGGACTTAATAGTTTTGACAGCTTCCGCCCCAGCTACTTTATTCGTCAGATCGGTGCTTGCAAGGATTTCCTCTAGTGTGAGCGCATCAGATTGATCCACTTTAGCATTAAGCTCTTCTCCGACCTTTTGCGCGTCCGCAGCCTCTCCCGCTTGCGTCAGCGTCGCGTCCGTGCCGGAGAGCGCCCCAACGTCCGCCGCCGTCAGCTCGACTTTGCCCGCGCTGTCCGGGGTCTTGCCGTTGATCGTCAGGCTCCCGATGTTCCCCGTGTCGCCGCGCGGGATCGTCAGCTCGATCACCGGCGCTTCCGCCGTGCCGGTTTGCTTGACGCTCGCCGCCGTTCCCGGCTCGCCGGTCTTGACTTGCACCGTGATCTGAGGGGTTGCGCCGGGGTCGCCTTTATCGCCTTTTGGCAGGCCAAGCGCGATATTGTAGTGCCCGCCCACCTCGGTCAGCTCTACCGTCGGTGCAGCGCCCGCCGCAAGGCCGGTCGCCGTGATGGTCATGCCGTCGATCTTCGTTGCGGCTGATGATGCTGCGGAAGCTGCGGCCGTGGCCGCATTTGCCGCGCTGTTGGCCGATGATGCGTTCGTGTCAGCCGCGCTTGCTGCTTGCGCTGCGCTGTTTGCTGCGGAGTTCGCCGCCGATGCAGCTTGATTCGCGGCCTTCGCCGCCGATTCTGCGGCGGAAATCTGCGCCAGAAGCTCATCAAGCGACGGAATAACGTTTTCCTCGTCAACAATCGCGTCCGTCATGCTGCGAACGACATAGCCATTTCCCCAAAATACCGACTTGCGGCTTTCACCGATGGAAACCTTAATGATGAGGTTAAAGCTGCCGACGACGTAATAGCAGCCCTCCGAAAGCGTGAGGGTCACGATATTTCCGCTGATCGCTCCCGTGATGGGAACGGTATACCCGTCCGCGCGGATAAAATAGCCCTGAGCGCTTGCGCCGCTCAAGTCCATTTCTTCAGCGCCTCGATAGAGAGAAAGCTCGAAGATATGCGCGTCCTTGTCGCCTGACGCATACAGCGACTTTAGCGGGGTCATCTGGATTTCAGCGTCAACGTCAATTTTGCGCTTGAATACGCCGAGATTCAAAGGTCATCACTCCTTCACCAGCTTCGCAAACACGCTGCCGTTTTTGTTGCGCTGGATGGTTGCAAGTTCGGTAAAGCCTTCGTAGACTTCGGTCACGCCGGGTTTCGTCTCGTCCGTCTTTTCGATTTTGCTGTTGCCTTCAAAGTCGGCGGCAATTTCCGACAGCAGCCGATTATCAGGGAGTTCAATCATCAGACTTCCAGATTCGTCAGTCGGGCCGAACGCCCAGTTTACATCAAGCGTCTTGCCCTTGCTCGTCGTGATTTTCATTTTCTTCCTCCTTCTGAGCCTTTTCGATCGCGTCAATGCAATCATTGATTGAGCGCATCGCTCCTGCAAGCAATTCAGCGTCAGCACCAAGCACATGGACACGGGCAAGCGCTGCATTCACGTTGCGAAGAAGTATGTTGATTTTCATGTTTCCTCCTATGCCATCAAAAGTGTGAATGTGTCAGTGCTTACACCAGAGCACTCATAAAATTCCATGCTTGTTGTGCCTGACGGAGCCATTGCATACCGTTTTTTTCTGGTCACGCCGGTCACGACCGTCACGCTTTCCCAGCGCGCCTGTTTCCCGCCGATATTGATACTGCTAATCTCTGCATAGTTGGCGCTCAAAGATTTAGTATTCAGGGCTGCCGTTGTCACGTATGAGCTGTCGGTGATCTTTATTTCCGCAATTTCCGCGTTAAATTTGGACATCGTAACATATCCATCCAGCGCGATCTTGTCCGCCTTCAGCTCGATTTTGCTTTCTGCCGCGCTAATGTTGATTTCCGCACTTGAGACGCGCTCGCCTAGATCGGTAACGGTTTTGTTGTCTGCCTTTATCGTAACCAGACCACCACCAGCGGCAGTCGCAGAGATGGCGGCGTTCACGTCCTCAATCTTGTTGTGCCGACCGACAAGCATTGAAACCAAACCGCCGTTGTCGCTTGATGCGGTAATCAAGGCGTTAATCGTCTCAACGTCTCCCGCCCAATTTCCTGTTATTGCTTGCTTGGTGGCGTATAGGTCGGCGTGATTCGCCTCGATATCCACGCCAGCCTTTTTTATCCACGATTCCGTTGCACTCGTGAAAGAATCGGTCTTTTTGAGCATATCGAGCACGGACGTTTTCGACAGGCCGGTGCCCTTTCCGCCGCCGATATACTTTTTGGTGCTGTTCTGCGACGATCCGCCGGTAACGGTGTTGTCCAGCCGCACGAGGTCTTCCGCCGTGTCGCGGATGTTGCTCGCAAGCGTCAGCTTTACGCCGCGCGGGTCGCCGTAAACGTCGGTGATGCTGCGCACAAGGATTCGCTCTTCCATCTTCACGTCGTAATCAGGGAGCGCAAGCCGGAAAAGCTGCCCGATTCGAAAGGAATCAAGGCTTTCCCCGGTCGCGGTCGCCAAATCAACGCCGTTGATCTCAATGCTGATTCGCGGGTTTTTGTGGTCTTCGAGATACCGCGTGATGTAGCTTTTCAAGCTCTCAGCGGTCACACCTTCTCCGGCGTTGATCGTCTTCGTGATAATTCCCCACACGCCGACGGTCGGACCGTCGATGTAGTGCGGTTCTGGGAGACTCTTGCAGTAAATCCGCGTACAAAACTCGTCATCGGATATCGAGACGCTGACGCTTTCAAGGTTTCGGCTCAGCCGCCCCTCGCAACTCGCGGTTGTTTCGACCGATACAACGTTCACCCGCCACGGGAAGCCGTGCGTGTCGTCAAATTCGAGCGCGTAGCCGTCTTTCTCGTCGCCGACCACTTCTGTCATTGCCGACAGGATGTTGTTGCAGTCATACGCATATTTGATGCTTGCACTTTTCGCGCACGTGCCGAGAATCCAAGGCTTTTGACCGTTTATGAGCGTCGTCTGGTTTGCCAGCATCGCCGTCAGCACTTCGGCGCATGTTCCGCTGTACGTCCCTTCGCCGGGAATGATCGCGTCGCCGAGAATCGCCGCGCTGTGCTCTAGGTCAACGTCTCCTGTGATGACATAGCACTCAGACGCGCTAGACACGCGGTAGATGCCCGCGCTGCCGTCGATGGTATAAAGCTCTACCCATGCATGGAAAGGCGCTCCCTCGCCCGGAGGAAGCGTCATGGAAGCATCATGCGGCGGTACAAGCCGCTCGTTGATGGACAGCGTAACGGGATGGAGGCGGCACACCTCGCGGAGCTGCGCGTCAAGCAGACGCGGAAGCCTTACGCTCATGTGTAATACCCCCTCACGCCGAATCTCGTCTTCGCTTTTCCATCTGTGGAGACAGACAGCTTGCCAAACTTCCCGGCTTCAAGCCGCAGCTCGTCGCTCGATTCCGCTGTACGCTTGCTCAGCACGCTTTCGCTTCCGATTCGCGCGTAAAAAACGCCGTGCTCGTCCGTTCCGACTTCTAGTGCCGAGCCAGAAGGGAGCGCAAGCCCGGAGAAGTGCAGCGCGGTTTGTCCGGCTTTCAGGTCTACGGTCGTGATCGCGCCCGTTCCGGCGTTGGTCACGCTTGCCCACACGCGAGAATCGTCCGCAAAACCCGGCGCAATCATTTGAGCTTCGCCGTTCCCGTCAACCGTCGCGTTTCGTGGGTATTCGCTCTCCCAGAAGGGGATTTCAAAAGCCGTGAACGTGGCCGTCAGGCTGTTCGTCCAGCGCAGAGCGGAGAAGTTCGGCAGGGTCTCGCAGATGACGTGCAGCCGCCTTTCAGGTCGGTCATTCGTCGTCAGAATGCCGCCGAGAATTGCCCACTCTGTCACTTTCTCCGCGATGAGGGCGCGGCGAACGGTATTCTGCTCGTGGATTTCAAATTTTACCTCGACGCTCAGGCTGTTCGTCGTGCGCTTCGTGATTCGCTGCCCGTTTCTCCCTGCAAGCGGTGTCGTCACAAGATCGCGCACGGGCGAAACGGTGCTCACGTCAAGCACATAGATTGCCGGGTCGATGCTCGACAAATCAATGCCGTTCAACCGGCAGGCGTATCTCGTCATCATACGTTTGCATACCTCATAGCTCTTGCGCCTTTTGCGATGTTGCGGCTCACGCGCTGCGTCACAAGATCGCCCACTCTATCCGCGCCCATGTACACACCCACGCCGTCCAGCGCTTCGCGTACAGCGACGGCGACGGCTTGGCTGATGCTCTCCGCGCTGATACCGCCGACGTTTCCGGCACGGTAGGCCGTCGCGTCTGCGCGGTTCAGCACGGTTTCTCCGGCATGGAGCTTGGCGACGAAGTTATCATAGGGAACATAATCAAGGCCAGTCGCAAAGCTGCGCCCCGCGCCATAGTTCTTATCCTTTCCCCAGTTCGACGGGTTAATCCACGCGGAATCCCACGCGGCAGAGGCCGCGCCAGCAACGCCGCCGCTCTCCCAGCCCTCTTGGATGGATTTAATGCCCTTTTCAGCGTTTGTTGAATTAAGGCTATTGACAAATGTATTCCACGCGGATTGAATGCCAGAGACAAGACCTGCGACTGTTTCAAGCGCCGCTTTCACGCCGCTCATAAACCCCTCTGGGACGTGCGTGTTAATAAAGTTTGTAAACGCTGTTTTTGCCTTGTCCGCCCATCGCTTGATATCTTCCCAGTGTGTGATAATCAACGCAAGAACGCCGGAAACGAGCAGAAGAGGCGATTTCATGGCAATCCACGCGGTAACAATGCCGCCAAGAACAGTCGCTGCCGTTTGAAAGAGAGGATCATCAACAAATGCGCTGAAATCCTCAAGAAATCCCTCTACGTTTTCGGCTGTCTCCTTGTCAAATCCGTTGAAAAGCAGCTTTAAAAAGTCCACAACGCCCGTGAAGATCATGCCTGCAATGTTGCCGAACGAGCTGGCAATATCAAAGAGCGCCTGCGCGGTGTCGCTCGGCTTTTCTTTACCGCTGCTCCACGCCAGAATCTTGTCCAGCAAATCAATAACGCCGTCAAAGACCCAGCCCGTCGCGTCTGCCAGACTTGCCGCAAGCATACCGGCGCGCATTTGAATTGTTTCGTCGGTGAGAAAAGCCGTCGCTTTTTCGATTGCCGGAATCAGATTTGTTCTGAAACTATCGCCAATCTTTGGCATGATTCCGTCTGTTCCGTATAGCGCGGAGTTGAGATTGCCGACCACGGTTTCCCATTCGTGGCCTTCTCTTGCCGCCTGCCCGATAACGCCGGAAGCGGTATACATCTCGTCAACGACGTTGAGAAGAAGATTCTGTTTCTGTGCTTCTGTGAGTTCAGACCATTTCTTCCCGTATACTTCAAGCGCTTTCGATGCGCGTGTAGATTCGGAGATTTGGAGACCGATTGAATCGCCAGCCTCTACATTTCCGCGCAGGAACGATCTCAGCCTTACATCTGCGTCTTCAACGCTGATGTTATACGCGGCTGCACTGTCAGCAGCGAGGCGGACATATTTATCCATCATGGATATAGCTTCCGCCGCGTCCACGCCCGCGCTCCTAAACTGCATGAAGGATGACGTGCCAACGCCTTTAAGTCTTCCGGCCAGAATGTTTGTGTCCTTGCTGATCGTGTCAAGAGCGCCATTTGCGGCAGATTCCAGCTCGCCGAACGTTTGGCTTGCAAGAGAATCAAGGGCTTCCTTGTCTGCGGAGGACACAATCGCCTTTTTCACGATGTCGAAAATCTTAGAAAACGCGCTTTTAATCCCGTCGGCCAGCAGCTTGGCCTTCGCAAGCGTCCACGCGCTCAGGCTCTCCATCTTCGATTTTCCGTTGCTTTCGACTGCGGAAAACATGCGTTCCCACAACGTCTTATTTCTTTCCGTTGTCGTCTTCGTCGCGCTTTCCGTTCCCTTGGTCGCGTTCTTGATGCCTTCTCCCGCTTCCTTGGCCGCATTCTTTACGGATTCGGACGAGCGCCCGATACTCTGAGCGGCAGTTTGCGCATCGTTTTTAGCTTTGCGGATTCCCTGCTCGTATTCCTTCGAATCAAGGCCGATCTTGGCCACAAGCGTAAATAAATCCACGCTTTACCCCTCCCCTCTTGCTTTTTTCCTTCTCTCGTGCTCGGCGATCAGGTCATCAATGATCTCCTGCCCCGTTCGGTTGTCCTGCTCCACCAGCCCGACAAACTCCTCATAGCTCACGGGTTCGCTTCCCAACGCCTGACAGATGACGGAAAGCATCTTTGCGCTGTACACGTCGCCCAGCCACTTTTGACGGTCATCTGCCAAAAGGTCAGAGAGTGCCGCGATCGTCGGCGGTGCTCCGTGCCTGTAAATCGCCGCCGTTACAGCTTTTCGACCGTATGCACGGACGACGAAAAAAAATCCATCAGGTCGGGATCAGCAAGTGCGTTTTTCAGCTCCTTGATCGTCTGCATGCCATTCTGGCTGCGGATTTCGTCAACGGTTTTGTCGTTGATAGCCGCCAGAATGGCGAACGTGTCCTCCCTGTGGTCGCCCAGCAGCAGCGGAACGAACTTTCCGATCATCATAGAGGTCTGCTGGATGTTGTTCATTCCGCTTTTGCTCAAATCGGCGATTTTCTGGAAGGTCTCCGTCGTCTTCTTGTCAAAGCCGATCCTTTCAATCGGTTCTGCAATTTTGCAAAGACAGATAGACAGCTCTTCGCCGTTCATTTCCGAAAGTTTCATCTTCTTCTCACCTCAAAAAAGAAAAGCGCCGAAGGCAAAGCCCCCGGCGTGTTGTTATTGCGCCGCTTCGTCAAAAAAGTAGATCGCGCAAGGCGCGTAATCGTTATTCTCCGCGGTGTCTTGATAAGCGTGGAACTCGACCGGAAGCGTTCCCTCGCCCTTGTCGCTGAAAGTCAACGTCACGCCCGTGTTGTTCAGCGCGTTGTCAAGCGCGATGGCGACAAATCCCTTGGACGTGTTGCCAAACCAGACGAGGTTCTGGATATAATCGCCGTCCTCGATATTGGTTCTCAGCTTGATTGTGGTCTTTTTGCCTTTTGTGAAAGAATTTTCCTCGGTCTTCTCGGCCGTGCCGAGCGCAAGCGTGAAGTTATCCGGCGTGATCTCCATAAGCGTCGCGGTCAGCTTGATATCCCAAGCGTCAACAACCGTGCTGCCCTTGAACTCATACCGCTTTCCGTCCGCCTCGATGCTGCGCATGGTCGGAGATGCGGTAAATGTACCGCCGCCGCGCGTCGCGCCAAGCGCCTTTGTGTTGTCCTTTACCGCTGCAAACAGCGCCTCTTTGAGTGTGCTGTAATCGGTGTAGGTGCTTACGTCAAAATTCTTGACAACAGCGCCCGCGTTGAGCTGCAAATTCTCGAACGTCTGCGGTCTAACAGCCGTAACAGGTCTTTCCACTTGTTTCACCTCGATTGATACGAATTGATTTGAAAATTGAGATACGCGACTTTGATTTCCGGGTTTGCGATGGGCTGATACTGCACCAGTGGGTCGGCGGGGCGAATGGCGACATAGCCGTTCGCCGTTGGAAGCATTATAAGCTCCCCCACCGCCCCTGTGATCTCGTCAACCTTGGCGTTTATTTTCTTATAGCCTTCTGACCGATACCACACCCGCGCCTGATGGCTTGCGGCGTTTCGCCAGTCCGGCTCAATGACGGTGTAGGTGATGTATGGGAGTTTCGCGTTCTCCGGCACGTTGCTTTCCGGGTATGCGTCAATGCCGAACCCAGAATAAAAGCTGTATAGCGCCTTTGCCGTCTCGGTCATGTCGGAAGCTCCCACCTCTCAGCCGTTACTTGCTCAAAGTCAAACGTCGCCACGTCGGGCGGTCTGCTGTCGGTATAGTCGCTCGTCGCGCGGAAGATTGCCCCGTCAGAAACGCGGCGGAAAACCTCGTGATACTCAAGCGCAACGCCTCGTGCCGTCGTGATGGTGTAGACGCTGGAAACGCCCTGCTTCTCGGCGACACGCGCTTGCAAGCTCTGATCTTTGACAATTGCCGCGTCGAACTTGTCACCGTCCGACCAGCTCGTTTCAAAGCCTCCCTGTCCGTCAGGGATGCGCTTTTTCGTCAGAATCACGCACGGCTGCAAATATCCATCAATCAGCTCTGCGTTAATCATCGCTTATCCTCCGATAAGGGGCAAGGCGGGAGGCGAAAGCCCCCTGCCAGCCCATCGGCGCACCAGTCGTGCCGGATGCGCGGGAGTAACTGTAACCGCCGAAACTCTCGGAAACCTTGTCGGTTACCGGATTCTTCTCCGTGTACGCGGCGATTTCTTCCGCAAGCTCTTTGACGCTTTTCGGGATTGCCAGCGCCCAGATTTCGCCCTCGAAGGTCTCATCTGCCAGCATCTCACCGCTTTGATAGACGTGCAGCCCGTCGGAAAACACGCTGCCCCTGATGCGGTAATACTGTCCCGGTCTCAGAAAGTCAACGTCAGGGATGCCGGAAGCGATGGTGAACGTCCCAGCGTCACACCTGACGGGAAACCAGTTATGCAGATACGTCAAAACCGCTTCAAGCATTGGTTTGCTCCGTTTCTGCGGCTTTGATCGCAGCCACGATATCCGCCTTGTTCATCGAGCTGCCGACACCCTCAACGCCATTCTCGGCGGCATACGCCAGCAATTCAGCCTTTGTCATGCCGCCAAGATTGGCGCTTCGAAGCGTAGGCGTTTCGGACAGCTCCGTTATTCCCCCGTCACAGACGCGATATACAGGCTGTTCGGATTGTAAAGCATCGGCATAAATAGCGCGCTTGCCTTTGTCCACAGAACAGCCGGATCTTTCTCCATCCACTGTGAAACGTAGACATACGGGCTTACGCCGCTCGCTCCGATCTGCATAAACGCACCCGCGTCAGTCTCCGGCGGGTCGCCCCACAGACCCTCGCCCAGGCGGCCAGAAGGATTCGCCGCGAAGAGCGTGATCTTATCTTTCGGGTAGTAGCGCTTCGTCGTTCTGTTCGGGCGGCCATTCGCGCCGACACCATTTTCGACTGCATAGGTCAAATCGTTTGCGATAACGCGCTGAATGCCAAACTCCTCATTGAGATAGGCGTTGAAAGCGTCCGCGCGGACAAGCGCGCCAGCGCCAACGTTGCCGTTCACAGCCTTCTGAATCGCCGCATTGCTGCGCATTTTGGTGATGTTCGCCTTGCTGGTGTAAATGCCGGTCAGCGTCACGCCGTTTTCGGTCGCCTCATCGATCAGCGCTTGCAGCAGCTTCGGCACGTTAGCGCTCTCGGACAGGTCGAGCGTCTTGGAGGTCTGCCCGGACGGAACGCCGTAATCAACGGTCAGGTCGAGGTTATTCTCCTTGATCGTTACCTTGCCCGTCGCCAGCAGCTCGTTCTTGGCAACCTTCGTGCGCGTCACGACCTGCTCCGACAGGTTGATGCCATCGCGGATGACATAATCGTACATGTCATTCTGCTGCACACCGCTTCGCAGAAGAGCGCGCATGCGCTCGGACTGATTGATTTTGACTTTAATCAGACCCTTTTCGATGTTGTGCGTATCAACCGGAACGCGGAAGGTCGTTCGCGCTTCAGTATCAAAGCCGTGGAACTGCGCCATGACGGGGATCTGATACTGCGCCGCTATGCTCTGCCAGTAGGCTACCAGATTCGCGGTTCGCGTGTCGCCGAACAGACCGTCAATCGGGTCGTTCGGGCGGGCAACCTGGAACGGGATGTTCAGCCAGTCTTTCTGCGGGATAAAACCCAGGATGTTGTTTTCAAACATTTCAGCCATTTTTCTTCACCTCTTTCAGTACGGGCGCGTGATTGCCGGGGCAGTGGCAACAAAGGTGATGCCTTTCAGCGCCGTCTTTGCAGCCGTATCAACCGCCGGAGAAATCTTGTCCTCATAGACAGCTCCGCGCGTAACGACAGACCCCGGCATGTCGCCGCTGGACACGTCCACATCCTCATACAGGATGCCGACCGCCGTTGTGTCATTCGCCGGGATGACAGACCCCGCCGGAACATACTTGCCGCCGTTTGTGGCGGTTTTGACGTTCTCGTGGTCTGCCTTGACCGTGCAAGTCTCCCGCGTTACGTCTTCGGGATGAACCAGAAAATAGCCAGGCGCGTAAACCGCGCCGTTTTCAGCTTTGATAAAGCTCATTTTTTCGCCCCTTCTGCCGCGCCATAAATCGCGGCGTAATAATCCTTGGCAACCTGTGCCGCGCGGCTGGATACCCCGCCGCCGTTGTTGTCGGGCGGATTATCCACATTCGCGCCGTGCGTATTGGTGTTTGGGATAAAATCCGCATAGTCGGTCTTGATCCCATTCTTCACGCCTTCTGCGTCTTCCAGCTTGCCGTCCTTGACCTTCACGGTGGAAAGATCAGTCAGGCGCACAATGCTGTCGGCTCGCTTCCCGGTGATGCCCAGCGCGTTAAGCTGCTCCCGGTACAGTCGCTCGGCCAGTGCCGCCGATTCTTTGGCGTTCTGGTCGTTCTTGTACTTCTCAAAAGCCGCGTGTTCGCTGTCATACTTGCTTTTGTAGTCCTCTCCGTCGCCCTTTGCTTTCAGGTCGTCCAACTCCCTCTGAACGCCTTCCAGCTTCTCAGCGTCGGCTTTGTAGCCCGCCATCTGGCTTTTCAGCCCGTCAACGGTTTCCGTGTGCGCCTCAACCACGCTGTCAACCTGTTCCTCGGTCAGACCAAGCGCCTTGAGAAATTTTCTGGTGAATGCCATGTTTACGCTCCTTTGCTTCGGGGGCTGTTCTTCGCCCTTCGCTTTATATATGCAAACGGCGGTACTTTGCCGTTTTTGCTTTGTTAACCGCGTTTATTCTTCGTAAATGATGGTTAACCCGTAGGCTTTCGCCGCTTCATGTTCGATGCGGCAACCCCTCGTTTCTTCCCAACCCTTGCAAAAATAAGCAGCATGGCAAAGCGACATATTTTCAAGGGATTTCGCAAGGAAGCACAAGGGAATGTTTTCAACTCCGCGTTCCTTCATGGATTCCTTCGAATACCATTCGTCGGTGAACAGGGTGTTAATGATTTCATAGCCGCGCTCTTTGAGTACGGCAATAGCGCGTTCACGGGTGGCGATAATTTCTTCTTCGGTTTTGCCTGCCATAGGCTGAGATAACATAGCTTTCATCATGTTTCGTTCCTTTCTTTTTTGAAAATGTCAAAATAAAAACCGCTGCTCTCAGCGGTTCTTGTCAATTTCCTTGTTTGCCTTCGCCCTGATTTTCTCGATCTTTCGCGCCAGCGCGCGTTGACCTTGCCTTGTGCCGGCCGCGGATTCTCGCGCATGTTTGATCTCTTTTCGCGCTCCCCGGCGGATTTTCTCGCGTCTGAACCACTTGATAAGCCCCATTTTTAACCTCCTGACAGCTCGTCTCGCATGATTTCCCTGTATTCTTCTCGGTGATCTTCAATCGCGGGTCTCAGATAGCGGTGAGGTCGCATGAACGATTTACCGATTCCGCTTCCTCGCGTCGTCGTGAATTGCTCCCATTCGGGTGGCGCCTCGAAGTACGGACCCGTGCCCAGTTCAGGATACGGCGCATATTCGACGTTGCTTCCCACGCTCACCACGTCGTCGTCAACCCTGTGCGTGATGCTGTTTTGCAGTGTTCCGCCGATATACCCCTTCTTTCCTGTGCTTTCCTCTGTTCCCTTCGGACACTTGTCTTTTGCGTATGTTTCAGCTTTCTGGCCTATGGTCTCAAGCGCCCGCGCCTTTGCGCGTTCCAGCTCTGCCAGAAACGCCGCGCTGTTGTCGATCAGGTTTCCCGCCATTGTGCGCCTCCTTCCATCCCGCCCACTCTGCGTAGGTCTTAAACGGTATCGTGTCGCGGGTGATATTGTCGAGCCGCGTCTCATTTCGCGGCGGATACTTGGGATTGTACGAAACGAGCGCACACCGGCAGTTGTACACGTTCGCGGGTCTTGCGTTCGGGTCGCCCGGACACATGATCTCGCCCAGCTCGCTTTGAAATGGCTTGTCAACGTCTACTCGCTGCCCGTCAAGCATAGCGTGAGAATGGCGCGTGTGGTTGTCCAGCGTCGCCCGCCACTCCTTTTGCAGCTTGATACCCAGCTTCGCCGCCTGATGATAGCTTTCGATGCGCCCCGCGTTCTGCGCGTATGTCATCGCGGTTCTCGCGTGTCGCCTTGCGCTGACCTCGTTCGCCGTCGTCACGCGCTGCAATCGCTTCACGACCGTCTCAAGCGGTTCGCCTTGAAGGATGCCCTGTGTGATCTGCTGCGTGATCTGCGTATGATTCCAGCGCTTGTCTGCTGGTATATCCACCTTTGACGGCGGCAGAAGGTCGGGCTGATCGCGTATAAGCTGCTTGACGGTCGATGCGTCGTACAGCTCAAATCCCATGTTTATCCGTGCGCCCTTTTCGAGCGTGTAGCTCGACCAGTTGGCATTATAGGCAAACGCTTCCGGGGTCGTGTCATTGATGATCTGCATAGCAAGCTCGTTGCTATGCGTCAGCGTCTCCGTCATGTTGGAAAGCATCTGCCGCCAGCGCTTGCCTTGGAACACTTGCCCTGCCAGCCAATCGCGGTACGTCTCTTGCGTGATCTCTCCCGCTTCGAGCTGCGCACGATACTTTTTGTCGTCCCTGCGAAACTTTGCAATGAACTTGTCAAGTTTTCGCTGAATGTCAGCCGCCGCGTCAGTGTACACGTCGCGGATGCGCCGCTCTAGCTCTTCAATCTGCTTGTCAGTCCATCGAACCGCCTGATCTATCAAGCGCCGTCACCCCCGCCGCGTTCGCATAAATCCGCTCTTTCATCAGTTTCCCGGAACCTTTTCCGTTGCTCAGTGATCGCTTGTCACACTCAAAAACGCACGTGAAGCGCTCGTCCTCCACCTTGTAACTGCTGATAAATACGGGAGTTTTCTGCTCCGCTGCCCAATTAAAAAAGGATTCATGGTCGAATCCTTCATAACAGCCGCAGTCTGTGCCTTGATATGGGATATCTGCGTAAATCACGCTATTTTCTGGAATTTTGACGTTTTCATAGCTTTCGGACGAGATTTCCAGCCTTTGCAGACTTTCCAGCCTTTGCAGACTTTCCAGCCTTTCCAGCCTTTGCAGACTTTGCAGACTTTGCAGACTTTGCAGACTTTGCAGACTTTGCCTAAGCCTGTACAATCCGACAAGCTCATTGTAATCATCGGGAAGCGGCATAAATTCCTGCATTCGTTGGTACATTTCCCGCGTCGGGAACTCCCATTGTGAGCGCCCGAAGTAATGCCCCGCCATCTGCGTTCCGAGACGACGCTGAACCTCGGCCTGCGTCAAGCCTGACGTTTTCAAGGCTTTCAGTAGATACGCCCTCAGCTCTTCCTCGTCTCTCTCGACATCGGCTTTCGCGTTTTTAATCAGTTCGTCAAGCTCTGTCGGTGCGTATTTTTGATGCGAAAGCCACCACCGAATATATTTATCCTTGTACTCAGCTTCGTGCGCCAGAACGTCCGCACGGCTTCCGTCGCCGTCAATTCTCATATTTCGCAGGAGCGACGTGTCGCCAAAAACCCGCGCATGGTGCAGCGCTTTTTTCCACGGTTCTACTTCCTGCGCATATAGATAGTTGATTCCGTTATTTCCAAAGCTCCAACAATATCTTACATACGGGTCAACATCTTTCAATTTTTGAAACGTTTCTCGATCAATCCAGCGCTTTTCATCCGCATACTCTCCACATATTGCACTCTTGAACAGTTTTAACGGCATTTCGCAAATGTCGTTCGCTATAATCCGCTCCCACTTCGGTGCAAGTCCTTCGCAGATTTCAAGCGCTGCGTGTGTTATAGCGCAACCGCCAGCGCAGATATCGATCAAAACATCAGCAGGTGGAAGAAAACTGACTATTTTCCGCGCTATGCTGTTTTTACTCCCTTTGTACGGTATGCCATAGCGCTTCACGTCGTTTCCTCCTCCGATTCCTCACGCACAAACCGCCCTTCCGTTTCCTCGTCCAGCCGCGCCATGATCTCCGGCACTTTGTCGATGTAGATGTTCGGTAAATTCTCAAGTATCGTCTGTCTGTCAAGATATGGTGCTTCCAGCATCAGCATTTGAACCTGTTCAAGCTGGTTGCTGATGCGGTTGCGCTTGAAAACGGGAACATCATCAATGCCGATTAGCCCCAGAATCGACCGAATGCAGGATTCGAGCTGATTTTCAAAGTCATCTGCGTTCTCGTCAAGCGGTTGATACGCGGAGTTAATCGCCGTTGCGGTCTGGTTAGATGCCGAAATCGCCTTTGTATCAAACCCGCCGAAATCCTCGTAGATATCCTGCCTGATCGTCTGCAAATACGCTGTCCGCGCGGCATACGGTACGTCTTGCGTATACGGTTTGATACCGCCGCCATCGCGCGTATCTGCGACTGCGATATGCTGTAAGAGGATTTGGTCGCGGAATTTCTGCAAATCCTTGTCATCCATACCGCCGTAGTTCTCAAGAATCCAATAGATTTGCGCGCAGTCCTGCAAATCGTTTGCAAACCCAGACCGAATCAGATCATAGCTGTCAATGCTCTGCTGCAAACCGACAAGCGTCGACTGATGCAAACGGCTTCCCCATAGTGGGACAATCGGCAGGCGACTGTAATTTTCCTCGGCGATAACCTCTGGCTCTGCATCGGCAGGCGCTTTTGAGATGGTCTGCTTGTACGCGCGCAGATCTCCATCTTTCTCAAATCGCGCATACCCGGATTTTGATTTAAACCGCCTGTAACCGTCTTCGGTGTACAGTACGGCAATCGTCGGCTTAGTGTCGTCAATGCGCCAGTATCGCAAGCCAGCGCGCAACGTGCCGTCATTCTCGTCCCACAACGGCACAAACTCAGTCAGTGGGAAGACATGGATGTGATCAAAGTTGAAAAACACAAAACTGACACCGTGAATCAGCGCCAGATATCCAGCTCTGTATAACTCAGTATCAAACGTCTTGCCCAGCTTTGCTTTAGTCCCGCCGCCCTGCTTCGCTTTTCCGTCGGTGTCTTTGTCGCTTGCAAAGGTCACGCCGTTGCCCAGCGAGTAGGCGCAGCGCTGTGTATTCAACCTCCGGAAGAAATTCGACGCGATCTTGTTGTTTGATGCAACATAGTTTTTCACCGATACTCCGGTAGACGAATAGATTTTCTGCACATATTCATTGACGGTTTTGTTTCTCTGATGGTCGTACAGGTCGGCAGTCCGTGCCATTTCAACCGCTTCATTTTGTTTGTGCTCCGCAATCATCTGCGAGATAAAATCGGGGATTTTATCCTCGTCTGTCGGGAAATCCTGCCACGTCAGCAACGCCATCACCTCCCTTATTTAAAAAATGGGCTTTTATACTCTTCTTTTGGCTTGACAAGCCGCATGGTGCGCACTCCATAGCGCAGCGCGTCCATTAAGTGATCGTTGACCTTAATCGGCTTGTCGTCCGCTTTATCGTCCCAAACATAGCCGTCAAACTCCTTGCGTAGTTCCGGCAGATTGTCGAAAATCCGCACGTCTCCGCGCTGCATGCAAACCGCAACGTCGCGGATGCCGTCCAGTACGTCGTTATCTGCCTTCCTAACACGGAAGGCAAGCCGTGAGCGCCTGAGTGCCGCGATGAACGATGCAGCCGAAGGGTCAATGATCGTCATCACGCCGCGCCGCTGGTCTTCCGGCAGGCTCTCGGTGACAAACCGCTCCATGTCGCGCACATAGTCCTCATCGGTCTTTTGCACCTGTGTGTCGCGTCCTGAATAGCGATATTCCCGGAAAATATGCCAAACGCCCTCGCTTTTGCCCCATAGCAGAGCAGCGAAGGCGTTTTGTGTGCCGTAGTCGATTGAGATGAAAACATCACGCCAGCGTGGCGGCGCGAACGGCGTTTCGAGCGCTGAGGAATAGCCGGGGTAGATCATGCCCTCGGCTTGCGCCCAGCGCCCTAATATATATCGGTCATAGTAGACAGTACCCTCGAAATCCTTTTTCATGCGCTCCTTTACGCGCTTGCCAAGGAAAGGGTTGTCATCAATCGTGTATTGCTGTATGTACCAATCAGCGCCAGCTTTGTCGAGCCGCTGCTTGAACCAGTGATTCGGGCCTTCCGGGTTGCACGTCCCATCGAAAAGGCTGTACGGCTTGTCTAAACGCGATTGAAGCATCGCGAAGACGGATTCCGACCATGTAACAACCTCATCGCCGTAACAGTATTTGACGCTTTGTCCGCGCAAGCGGTCAACGTGCTTTGCGTTATCCGCGCCCAGACAATAGACACGCTGACCGAACAAAACCGCCGTGTTGTCGCTTTTGATGTCGGAGATCATATCCGTTCCCCATATTTCCTGCATGGGGTCAATGATATTTCGCTGTATCGTTCCGCGTGTGTTTCCGAGGATGACGTTGAGTCCTGGTTTCCCTTCGCCCTCGATCAGCCGCTTCGGCAGAATGAAATAATCGCCGTATGTCTTGCCTGAGCGTGTCGCGCCGATTTTGATGTTCCATGTAGCCGTTGCTTCGCGCCTGTATTCGCGCTGCTTTTTACTGAGCATTTGGCGCTCCTGATTCTGCGTCGAGCCGCTTCATAATTTCTCGCACATGGTCGAGCTGCTTCTCCGCGTCGCTCTTGCCATTCGCAAGCTCCGCCGCGAACTTAGCCGCCGAGACGTCGCCCTTCATTCCGCGCTGGAACATTGCAATCATCAGCGCCATACCGTATGTCTTGTCATCGTCTTCGATGTCAAGAATTTCGCTCATCTTATCTTTAAGTTCTTCGTTTTTTACCGACGCATCAAGAATCAGGCTCATGCACTCGGCAAGCGTCTTTTTCTCTCGCTGCTTTTTCGTGCCGTTCTTTCCGCTCCTGCTTGCGTCAATCGTCGCCGAATCGTCGCCGTTCCCGAATCGTTTACCGCGTTTCAAATTTGCAAGGCTGTTCGGATGCACCCCACGCGGCATTCCGATTCCTCCTTATCGAGCGTTAGAACGGCAGATCGCCAGTCCACGCTTTTTCAGCCTTCGAGCGCTTTACCCTGCGCCTGCTCGCCGCCGTGGACGATCTGAGCTTGTTTATCTTTGCGAACTTTCCTGAACCGCTTGCCATGCCGCATCCCTCCTGATGTAATAATTTTGTGGTACGTCGTGATTGATCGTGCCGTACAGCCTCGCTTGCTCATCCATGATGTCTGCATTGAATCGGTATAGCTCTTCTCCTTCCTCGATGACGATTTGCTCAATCGAGTTCGACGAGCGCATATTTGCACTCCCGTGAATCGTGAAGAAATGCCCCGGAAACGTTTCAACGGTGATGATTTTGCAATGGTAATTCGAGAAGGCGACTTGCGTTTTGTCGCCAACGTCAAGCTCCTTGTACAGATACGGGATAAGGCGCTCTTTCTCGTGTGAGTAGAAGTAGCCCGAAAGCAGGATGGTTAGCTGCTCCAAGTCCGTCCACTCGATGATGTTCCGCAGACTGTCGATGTTGTCTTGCGACATTCCCAGCGAACAAATATATATTTTTTTCGGGCTGATGCGTTTTTTCATCACCAGTGCTTCCAAGAGGTCGCCGAAAATGAAATCGCCAGACACCCATGCGAATGTTCTTGCCCCTTCCGTCAGGTCGATTTTCTCCGCCAGCTTTTCAGCGTTCCGATAGACGACCTTGTGCGAAACGTTTTTCACGTTCATTTTCGGGCGCATGATTCGCGTTTTGAATCCGCCCTCGTCTTCGTTTTCTTCTCCAAGCGTCAGATCGAAATCGTCAAGGTCGAAGTCGAGTTCAAAGTCAATCGCGCTGTCAAACGCGATATCAAGACTGTTTTTTTGAACTTGCTTTTTTCCCATGCCGCAAGCCCTCCCCTGCACATCCTCCTGAATCAGCATAAGCAACGCCGCTCCCACTCTGCGTCCCTGTTGCGTTGCGTCCCGATTTGCGCCGGAGGTAAAGCACAAATCACCCCAAAACAAAAGCCGTGACGTTCGCCGCGGCTTTGTTGCTGATTATTTGCCAGCGTCCTGCGCTTTGCGCTCTCCGCTGATTTTAATGTTATCACACGGTCGCACTCTATGTGTAGCTCCGATTGCTCTATAATTCTACTGCAAGTCGCCTATAATCTCCCTCTTGTACGCCCAGCCCGTGCTTTCAGCAAGCCCTTGACGTGCCGTTGCCTCAGTGACGGACAATCCCTCGATAAAATACGCCTTGCAAAACTCTCGCACTCGGCTGACCTTCTCAAGCGTTTCGATTTGCAGCACAATCTTGTCGATCACCTCAAGCGCCGCGGAAATTGCCGTAAGATATGCCATGCTCGCGGCTTGCAGCGCCTCGAAAGCCTTGTCACGCCGCATGACATAGGTTTCAAGCCCTGCACCGCTGGACGAGCCGGACGGCATGCCCGTGAGCTTTTGCGCTGTCAGATAGGCGGCTTTCTCTTCCTCGTAGGCTTCTTCCGTCCTAACATACGCCTTGCGCTTTTTCCGCGTGTCAAGCAGCGTTCGCTTGTCCGCTTCTGTCAACTGCATTATTAACCCCCTTTTTGTGCCTTTCTCTGAAACTTCAGCCAGCGCTCGTGACTGCGCTTTCTGCCCGTGCCCTCTATACAAGCCGTGTAGCGGTTTTCCAGCACTTGCTTCCGTCCGTCAGCATACGCCTTGTATCTCTCGCATTCTGCGTGACAGCCGACCTCGCGGCTCGTACAGTCGCGGCATGGCGCGTTATTCACGGTGCCTCGCCTCCGTCTCTTCTCCCGCCATCTGCCTCGTCATAATGTCGCCAACCTCATACTTGCCATACTCATCTGCCGATGAATCGAACCAAAAGTTTACAATTTCCCCATTTTTATAGCCTTCGATGCAGATGGTATACCTTTCATCCTGATAACCATATTTTGTTACACGCCCAGGCGTGTAATACTTGTCGATGACGCGCCCACTTTGTATCTCATTTTTATTGTTTTGAATCACAAAGTTAAACGCAAACGCAATAAAGACCAGATATGCAGCCAACATTATTGCGCAAATAATACCTAGTACGTCAAGCAAACGATCTCGCATTTTCTCACCCCCACGGCGTTTCCCACCTTTCAGTTTCCGTCGGCTTGCGCAGCCAGCAGCGCCAGTTTTTACCATACACATTGGAGATATCATGTCTCAAATCAACATTTCCATTACCAGCATATATAAAGCCCTTTTCTGCAAACGCTGGCTCTCCTTCGTAATCAAATGGGCTGTATCTGTTTTCGCTCCATAAAAATCCAGTATAGACTTTCAGTTCTTCCAGTGTCAGTACGCGGTTCTTCGGCTCTGCGCGGCGCGACGACACAGCTTGTAGCCGTTCTTCAATTTTGGCTTGCGACGTGTTCCCGATAAACTCAAGTCGCGGCGATGTGCTTTCACACGTCACACATTGATACCATGCCGAGAAGAACTCATGCTCGGTTGTATGCGGAAGAACGTGGAGCGCCATCCTGTCTCCGCAATACGGGCGTTTAGGCGTTTCGCTCATCGCTTTCCGGCTGATGTAATCACTCATGTTCAGCCCTCCGATTCCACGCTTCACGCGCTTTTTCTGGGAGATATGTAAGCCCAGATGTTGCGCAGCACCTATTGCATACCACGGTATACGCCCAATGCCGTTTTTCCGTATCTTCGACCTCTTCATGGTCAACGTTTATCTCTGCCTCACCCCCGCAAAACGGGCAGGGCTTCAATTTGATCTCGTCAGGCGTTTTCATCGTTCTTCCTCCTTTTCCGCTCCTTCTCGATCTCCGCATCTCCCGGATTTAAGTTGCAAAACCAGGCTTACAAGCTCCTTATTCGTAACATTCTCCTTGCCAAATAAGGATTTTTTAAGTTGACGGCAAGTTTCAATCGCCGAAATCGCCGTTTGTTGTCGCTCAATCCACTCGTTATAGGTGGCGGTTTGATTGGCGTTAAAGTCAATGTTGTCATTTAGCCATTTAAGCGTACGCTCCTCGGTGGTGCTCATTGCTTTTCCTCCTTCGGCGGCTTGGGCAGTGGCCTCCAATGAGTAACTTCGCAGTCTACCGGGCAGTTATACACATCGTCCGGAGTAAATTGTCTATTCTCCCACCAGCCTTTCGGCACGAAATAATCATCATTTTCTTCGCTATAAGTGCCGTACTCTTCTATGTCGTTCCAGTTCCAGCGGCTATTCTGTGTCAACATGGTTCCGTCTTCATAAATAGCCGGGCAGACAAACTTAAATCCACCACGGTTACAGTAGATAAGGACTTCTTGCTCGTTCTTCGGCGGCCCGTCTTTAACGCTGCTCCACTCGGGCTTCTTCGCCTCTTTCTCCGTCGCCAGCTTTTCCAGCATGTCGGCAGCTTGCGGATTTATGATTCCTCCACAGTCGTAAAACCCATAAAGTACACAATCTGTGCAACTCGCGCTATCGCAGAGCCTCAGCGTCTTTGCCAGCTCTTCCGCACTCAACTGCGGAATCTCGGTCTGCTTTTCGGCATATTTGCACACTTCCGGGTACTCGCTCGTCGGGCACGTGTCGCCGCGATACGGACACTCGCCATTGGTGCATGTGCCCTCAAAATCGGCGTACCATTTACATTTCATCGGTCATTCCCTCCCACAAACCTTTCAGCGATTCCGGCAAATTCGCGATTGTCGGTTTCTTGTCGCTCCACCAAATCCACCAGTCAAGCACTTGACTGCCACACAGCTTGTCTGTCGGGATGCGTTTGCCGAGCAGGCTTATATAATTTCCCGGATGATTGACGATCATTTTATCGAAAGCCTTGATATACGCCGTCTTATACTTTGGGTATTGTTCAAAATCCGCGATCATCGCCTTATTCCCCGACATCATACAGCCAATACAGCCAAGGCGCTTTTTGCTGTATGGCGGGTCATACAGCTTGCAGTGCGGCACTTTGGCGATATTGTCCAGAAACTCCCATACGTCGTCATCTGTCCAATCAACAATGGGATTTACCATCGTTTTCTTTGTGCGGAAACAGTGCTCAACCATTCGTCTCGCATCGTCGTTGTCATCGTTCATAATCAGTCCGCCGCGAACATTCAAGGATACTCCTTTTACGTCCAATGCGCGCCCGATAAACTTTTTGTCTTCGGTTCTGATATTGACGATTCCATGCAGATTCTTTCGCCTTGCGCTTTCAGCCCATCTTACGCCGGTAACGACAATTTTTCCTTTTCCAGAAACCTCTTTGAGTTCGCCACAGCAATATCGAAATTGTCGCATTGGCGGAATCGTATGCTGCGCAATCAAGCTCCACATCGTCACCGGCTTCCCGTCTTTGTCGTGCGGGATATCTCTGTGGACATCGGGATATTGTGCCTTGATAAACTGCACCAGCTCCGGCGGGTCAACGCTTGTCACATGATAGTGCGCGTCAAACTTCACGCCTGCCATCTTTGCCAAATGATAGATGCACTGGCTGTCTTTTCCACCCGAAAACGCAAGGAAATACCCATCTTTAGGCTCGAACGCCCGCAGCCGGTCTATTGCCGTCTGCACCTTGTCCCGCTTTTGCCCGAAAAGGTCATACTCAACTAACGCCATCCGTTATCCCCTCCATCACATACAGTACACACGGCAGCGCCATGCCGTTACCCCACATCTTGTATCTCGCGCTGTCGCTTCCGTCTACGCCGTCCTCCCACCAATCCGGGAATCCTTGCAGTCGGCAGCATTCAAGCGGCGTAAGCCGGCGGACAAAGTAGCGCCGCGCCTTTTTCAGCCAACAGGCGATGTCGGGCACCGTGTTGCTTCCGCTTGGAGCGGCTTTGAGCGTCGGCGATACCGTTTCCGAGTAGCCGATACCTCCGGCCTTTGCGCCCTGCCCGCCCATAAATGCGCAGATCATCTGTTGATCGTGTGCGCATGTCAGCGTTCCCGCCGTATCGGTCATGTAAATCTGGTTGAGCTGGCCGTTGCCGACGGCCAATGCCGTGTAGTCTGTGACACGGTTTTCGTGGTCTCCGGTTATCGTCGGCACGATTTTTCCGTCTCCGTCGCCTCGCGTGTCATAAACGACGGGATTCTGGTAGTTCAGGCTATACCCGCCGTTTTCTTTGGCTTGTAACGTCCCGCTGATTTCTTCGCCCAACCGCATGTTTCGGCAATCAACTGAGTAAGCTACCACGTTCCCGCCTTGATTGCACTCCGGCGAACCGCTGAACGTGTCGAGCGTCCGCGCCACATTGCGCTTTCGGAAACAGCTATCCGGCGTTCGGCTTTTCATGCTGTTGCTATTTTCGCCCGTAATGTCATAGACCACGCCGACCGTCGCCTGATGCTGCGCGCCGATGCACGGACTTACTCGCCCGGAGATAGGGTCTTGTTGCAGATGGAACGCTCTACAGTCTCCACCAGTGCTTCCCACAGCATCAGCGGCAGCTTCTTTCCCCGCTTCTCGGCTCTGCGCAAAATTCCCTCGCAAGCCCTCGCGCTTAAAAAGTATTTCTCCGGCGCGTCCACCTCTAAAATCGCAGACAAGGAAGATTCGGCGGCGTCTTTGGGGGACTCCCCAGTATTGGGCGTCCAGCACTCTCCAGGCAATCGAATAGCCCCCTCCCACGATGTAGCCGGCGTTTCGCCAAGCAAGTCGGTCTGTTCTGCCTTTTCTCGCAGGTTCAGGAACATTATCTCCGTCGCCACCGGCGGCTTCGACGAACGCACGGAGGACGGCGAGGAAGTCTCGTCCATAATTGCTTGATAGCGCGCCCGGCACGTTCTCCCAGACGGCGTATCGTGGGTATTTTCCATGTGTAGCCTCCCGCATTTCCATGATGATCCGAATCGCTTCAAAGAAAAGGCTGCTCCGTTTTCCGTCAATCAAGCCTTTTTGCGCTCCGGCAACGCTCAAATCCTGACAAGGCGAGCCGAATGTAACGATATCCACCGGCTCGATCTCCGCGCCGCTGATCTTCGTGATGTCGCCGAGGTGGCGCATACCGGGGAAGTTCTTTCTCGTCACCCGGATGGGGTACGGCTCAATCTCGCTTGCCCAAACAGGCGTAATGCCGCACATCGTTGCCGCCAGCGGGCAAGTGCCAGAGCCGTCAAACAGGCTGCCCAGCGTCATTTAGTTATCCTCCATCGCGTCCAAATCATCCACCAACTCTAGAAGATGCGCTCTAACCTGTTTCACGCCGCGCTTGATAGCCTCCTTGGAGTGGGTTTTTCGCCCATAGCATCCCCATCCCGGTTTATAGTGTTCAACGGCTTCAGACAACTCTTGCACTTCCAGCGCAATCATGCGTATTCTTTCTTTTGCTGTCATTTCCCATGCCTCCATTCACGCCCTCGGTTGATCTCCATCTTCGCCCGCACCGCCTTGTCAATGTCGATGCCCAGATACCCGGCGGCAGACAGCGCTGTGATGATAACGTCCGCCAGCTCCTCGACAAAATGTTCTTCGTCTTCACCTACCGCCTGCCTTAATTCATCAATCTCGTCGACAATTACATCGACGCAATAATCTTTCTTATCTTCTTCCGTCATCTCGTCCAGTTCGTCAAGCCAAGCACAATTCTCCCTAAACTCCCACAGCCCATGTTTCACCGCGTCATCGTAGATTTCATTTCGCAATTCGTTCAAATCGTTCATTTCGTTCCTCCTCTAAAAATAACCACCATCGACGGAAAAGGCGCGGACGCTTTCGCATTGCCAAACTTGATCCGCCCTTTCAAAAACCTAATCTCCGCCTGATGATAAATGTAGTCGTGAAAGGCTCGGGTGTCTGTTCTCGCGGGAATGAGCATCACCACCAGCGCGCCTTTCTCTGCCTCGTCGTGTGCTTTCTTGATCCACTTCGGGAGTTCTCTCCCGTAGGGTGGATTACAAAACACCCTTTTACCCCCCCCAATTTTGGGAAAGGCCATCCTCCGCCTTGGTGAAGTGTTCCGCGCATTTCGCGTTCTCGTGTGTGCAACACGGGTCAAGATCGAAATGGAACTCCGCGTCCAGCTCGTCAAAAAGAGCCTGCGGCGTTGCCCACTCGACGGATGCGCTTGAAAATAAACAGCTATTCACGCTTGAACCTCCCATCAAAACGGCAGTTCTTCGTCGTCTACCTGCGTGAATCCGCCAAAATCATTGTGCGGTTGCGGCGCATAGGCCGTCCCGTTGTCTTTGCGCGCCGCCGTCGTGTATGCCCCCGGCGCGCTCTGTGTGCTGCTCTGCTGGTTCTGCGTCGTCAGGAACTCCACCTCGTCGGCGACGATATCCAACGCCGTCCGCTTGCTTCCGTCCTTCACCTTGTAGGTTCGGGTCTGGATACTTCCCGTCACGGCCACTTTGCGCCCTTTGGCAAGATACTTGTTGCATAGCTCGGCCAACTGCCGCCACGCGATGACGTTCAGAAAATCCGTTTCCTGCTGACCGGTCTGCTGGTTACGAAAGCGGCGATTTACCGCAATCGTGAAGTTGCAGACCGCAACGCCGGATTGCGTGGATCGCATCTCCGGGTCTTTCGTCAAATTGCCGATCAGAAAAACTCTGTTCATCCGATTACCTCTTTTCTGTAAGTTCATTCACGGAAACGCCCAGAGCAGCAGCCAACTTAGACGCGGTTTCCTCAGAACACGACTTCCCGCATTTGATAGCGGAAACTGTGCCACGGCTAACGCCTGAGCGTTCGGCAAGCTGTGTTCCGGTCAGCCCGCTTTTCGTCAAAGCCACGATGAAAGAAATACGATCAATCTTCATTTTGTTACCTCCAAATAGCTTTTTATCCGTCTCGCGGCCTCTTCCCATCCCCGGCACACCGCCGCGCAATAGCCTTGTTTTTGCAAGTCATGCAGCCATAGCTTTTGGCAATCGCTGACCGTTCCGCCCTTCGTCCGCTTCATCTCGATAAAAAGCCCGTGAAACTCTCCACGCGGGACGGGCAGGAAGATATCAGGCACTCCGCTTTTCAGCCCTTCAGCTTTCATCCTGCCGCCCGTCATCCAGCTTCGCTTCCCTTCGTTTGGGATGTGGAACATCAGCGCCAATTCCGGGTACTTCCCGCTCTGCATCTCCGCCCAGCGGAAAAGGGTCTGCTGCTCTTCGGATTCAGTCGGCACTTGCTTTTTCACGCTTTCCTCCGTCATTGCATTTCAGAAAATCTCATGGTCGCGCCGTCAAAATACAGTCTGATTTTCCCGCATTCTCCGCCTCGGTTTTTGTCGAGGAACAGCAGCCTTTCCGGGTTGTCCTTGTCGTCCGGCGCGTGGAGAAGAAGCACCGCGTCCGCGTCCTGCTCGATACTGCCGGATTCGCGCAGATCGGAGAGCCTCGGCGCGTCGTTGCGCTCGCTTGCGCGGTTGAGCTGGCTTGCGGTCAGGATCGGGATTTTAAGCTCCATCGCCAGCGATTTAAGCGCCCGCGTGACAATACCGACCGCTTCCGAGCGGTTGCTCGTCTTCTGTCCCGCGTCGAGAAGCTGCAAGTAATCGACGACGATCATATCCAGCCCGCATCTCGCGCGGATTCTCAGTGCCATGCGCCTTATGTCGCGCACGGTTCGCGCCCTTTCGCTGATAAAGAGCTGCTCGGAAGGGATTTCCGCGAAACTCTCCGCGACTTTAACAATCTCGCTGTCGTCCAGCTCGTGACGCTCGATCTTGTCAGACGATACGCGGCTTTTCTGCGCCACGATGCGCCCGATGATCTCATCCGCGCCCATCTCGCACGATACCAGCAGGATTTTCCGGCCAACGTCCAGCGCCTTAACCGCAAGGTGCAGCAGAAACGCAGACTTGCCGACAGACGGCCTCGCGCCGACGACGATCAGCTTTCCGCCCGCAATCATCAGCGCCCTGTCGAGCTTGGGAAAGCCCGTCTTTGTGACCAGCTCGACCGCTCCGCTCGTCAGCCGCGCGTAGAAGCCGCAAATCGCGTCTGTGCCGCTGATTACACCACAGTCGTCTGTTTGTCCGCTGAGCGCATTTAATCGCATCACAGCGCCGTCTAGCAGCTCTGTCGTCGATATTTCGCCCTCGTTCGCCGTTCGCGCTGTCTCAAGGCACGTTTTGACAATCTCCCTGCGCATCGCCGCAAGGCGGATGTTGTCCGCCTGCTGGTCTGCAAGCGCCGTCGTGACGGTCTCCGCCGCGATGGTGATTGCCTTGTCGAGATCGTCATCGTCGAGAACCCCTTCGAGCGTCGCAAGGTCGCAAGGCCGCCCCTGTCTTTCAACCGCCAGCGCCGCCGAGAAGATGCGTCGGCAAATCGGCACGGTGAACCAGTCGGCTTTCAGTCCCGCGTCCGTCGCTCTGGTATCTCCCCTGATGATCGCGCCGCAGAAAGCCCGCTCAGAGATCGCGCGTGTGGCTTCTCGGTTCGGGTCGTTCATAGTTCATCCCTCCTGATGCATTCGGCGGTTTGTCCGCCCATGTGTAGCCGGATGCTTTCTCTTTGCGGAGAATCCCGGAGATATACCGCCAGTCTCGGCTTTTCTCGGTCGCGCCCTGAATCCGGGATATGGCCTTGAGCAGATTGTCCGCTCCATGTTCTGCCAGCAGGTTGTCCATGGTGTCATAGTCGCCAGCAGCGCTGACAGGCAAGCCGACACGCCTTGCGGCTGTCTCCACATCCTGCTGTTCCTGTCGCAGTCGAAGCAGTTCGTCGTCGCCGAGGTCGTCGTAGGGGGTAGGGGGTACGTAACTACTACTACTCTTACTCTTATTCTTATTCTTATATATGTCGGTTTTGCTTGCGTCTGCTTCGGTCTGCTTGGCTTTGCTTGCGTCTGCTTGCGTCTGCTTCAATGTGCTTGCGTCTGTTTCAATGTGCTTGACGTTGCTTTCCTCTGCTTCGCTTTGGTTCGCTTTGCTTGCGTCTGCTTCGGTCTGCTTGGCGCTTCCGCCCTTTTTCCCGCTCGCTCGCTTGGATTCGAGCGTTTCCGCGCACTGGTCAATCTTGAGCTTGATCGTGTCCCAGATGTACCATTCGTGCGCGCCCTCGTCGAAATCAGGCTCTTCGCCGCGATACGCATAGGCCATCATGGCCATAAAAAGCCGACCGCGCTCTTCGTCCGTGTATCGTCTGAGCATCGTCTCAAACTCCGGGAAAATTTTTAAGTAATCGAGCATGAGGTTCTCCTTTCTGAAAGTAAAATTGTGGCAAGCCCCGGATTCGAACCGGGCGCGTGGGCAAGGTGCTTCGCGTCAATCTTATTTGAAAAGGGGAAAACGTGCTTATATAAAAACGGAAGGAAGGGAAGAAACCTTGACGAATAGGGGGGTGTTGCACCCGCGCGATGCCTTCCATGCTTGCCATGAGTGCCGCCGTTTTGCCCCGGCGGCTAGGCCGTTTGTGAAACGTCTTTTTATTTGCCGTCTTTCCGGCTGTCAGAAAAAATGGTTTTGCTCGTCTTTCCGAGCCGCCAGTGTGAATTTGCCTGCCCTGTGTCCTCCTTTCTGTGGGCGATATCGTTTCAAGCGGGGGTGCTTGTTACAAAATATGGATTTCTCCTGCTGCTCGGCGCGCGGCGGTATCGAGCCGCCCCTTCTCGCGTAACGCCGCTTTACGTCCCGCGTTCGCTCTCCTGAGCTGCGCACCATGCGCAAGGGTTTAGCCCTTGCAGTTTTATTATTGTTCCTTGTCTTCGGACACGTTCTCCGGCGCGTCGTGCGCCGCTCCTGTGTCTGTTACATCTAAGATGCCGTCAGGCAACGGAGATTCATCATCGACCAGCCCCGCGCTTATATCATGTGCCGCTTTCAGCGCGGCGGGAGATGCGCTCTTGTAGTCGATGGACATAACGCCCCAGCGTCCGAGCAAGCGGCGCATGACGGTTTTCCGCGCCATAGCATCCCAGTCGTCGCGCCAGCCTTTGCCCTGATTCTTTCCCTTTCGGTTCTTCGCTTCGTGCGCCTCGATCTGCTGAACGCTCATGTACACCGTCTTCTCTGTGCCATTCACAAGGCGATAATATCCGACATAGCCGATGATCGGTAGTTTCTCACGCTCCGCCTCGTCCTGTTCCCAGCGGAACTCAAAGTCTTCGGTCAACCTGTCGCAGGAGATCAGCTCTCCTTCACGCACATCCATGACGTTCAGCCGCTTGTATGCTCCGGTTCTAAGGGCGAGCTGAATCATGCCCTTGTAACCGAGGATGAACTGCGCTTCCGGAATCTTGATCCAGCTTCCGTCGTCCGTTTTTTTGCTGTTGTTAAACGGCACAATGTAGGCGAAACCGAGCGCGTTATCAACCGGAAGGTCATAGCTTGCGGCTTTGAGTGTAGCCTGAATAACCGTCTGAGGGGCTTGCCGAACTGCTGCCGTCAGGTTTGCATCTGCGTTGCAAAGCGTGATGACCGCCGAGATAAATTGTGGCGCCCGATCACCCAGCAAGTCGTTCAGGCGTTTTTTGTAGCCCTCGGAATCAAACATGCCATTCAGAATTTGGTTGACGGTTCGCGCCGCAACGGGAGCGGTCGTAGTCGCCGCGACTGGTGCGCGGCTGGCGGTTGCGTTTGTGATGATTCCCGCCGTGTTCCTTGCTTGCCTTTCCATCCTTTTATGCCTCCTTGACCATGAACCGGCGCGTAGGTGCGCCAATCTTGATGTATCTGTCAACGATTTCGGGATGCTCTTCCGTGAGCCGCTTGGTGTCGATGGTCTTTCTCGGGCTGCTGTTTTTCCAGCTTACGATGTAATTCGCGCTTTCTCCGCGCTCAGATTCGCCCATGCACTCCTTGATGCGCTGCTCATACAGGGCTTTGTCCCCCTCAAGCTCTTTGATTTTGCTCGTCAGCGTCATGTATTGGCTGATTGCATCGTCGCAGTCAAGCATGATGGTCGAGCCATCAGATACAGGATAACGCTTGGTCAGGATTTCTTCCGCCGCCTTGCTTCCGTCCACGGGCGGGCATTTGCCTTGCTCGACGTACTCACGCCAAAAGTAGTCCTCGGCGGAGATAAGCGCCTTGATCTGGTCTTCGTTTTCCTTACGTTTGAAGCTGTATGTGTACAGCCCGCGACCGATAACCAGCACCACGAGTTTCCACTCATCCCAGCCCGTGACCGCGAGGTAGTGCATGCACTGCGCGTAGTACCAGGGATTGACGTCTCCGCCCGCAAAATCCGTCTTTGTGAAAGAGGATGTCGTCTTGATCTCAACGCCGATCCGCTTACCCTTGACGCGGCGGTCGATGTTTGCCAGCATAAACGGGTGTTCGATGTTCTGCATCATCTGATTGCATCTGACGATGTTCAGACCGCTCTCTTCGGCGTATCGCCTCGCTACGTGGTCTTCCAACACGTTTCCGAGCCAGATTGCTTCGTTCTCGCTCTCTTCCTGTGGCTCGTCCGCGCTGGTCTTATCCGCCCAGACCGTGAGCGGCGATGAGAACGGGTTCAAGCCGATGATCGCGGCTGCATCGCTTCCACCGATACCGGCTTTTCGAGCTGCAAGCCATTCCGCGCGGCTCATGTTGCGCGTGTCCTTGTACACGGTGTAGATTTCTTTCATTTTCAAATCGCCTCCGCAAACGTCCACCCGGTGCCGAGCAGCTCAAGCCACTCTGTCGTGCTGATACTGTCGGCGCAATCCTCACACAAAATCTTGTTGCCGATCTCCGCAATCTTGTCGCCCTCATAGATCGCCGTCTTGCATCTGCTGCACTGACATACAGGGACATCGGGTTCAGCGTTCGGGCAACCGCTCAAACACGGGAAGCTGTGGCAGATATCACACATCCTTCTTCCCCTCCTTGTCCATTTCCGCGATGATGCAGACGATCAGCAGGATCACCGCACCAGCGAAAGCCGCCGCCAGCGTGTACGCCAGCACCATGCCCAGCCCTTCAAGCAGGCGGGCAAAGAATCCAATAAACTGCGCTTTAAGCATTGATATTTCATCCTTTCCGTGGTACAATAACCACGTCATTTTTGTTCTCTCTGACCGTTCCGCGCTGCAACGCGGGGCGGCTCTTTTTTTACCTTGCGATTCTCAGGCGCGGGAGTTCCACGCCGTCAAACCCGGCTTGATACTCAAGCCCCTCGGCTTGCATCAGCTCGTACAACCTGCGCTCTTCCAGCTTGGTCAGCGTTTCCGGGTGGTTGATTCGGTTGTACAGCGTCTTTGTCGAGACGCCAAGGTTCAGCGCCAGCTCGGCCTTGCTCATGCCGGACACTCCGCAGAGCTGACCAACCTGCCGCCGGAAGAGATCGTCTTCCTCGCTCCAATTCCGCTGGCGCTTTTTCATCATGGTCAAGCCTCCTTGTCTTGGAAGAATCGCGTCCAGTCAACACTCAATGCGTGAGCAATCTTTTTCGCGGTGTCAACCGTAGGGTCGCACAGTCCGCACTCGATTTGCCAGTAGGACGGCTGAGAAATGCCGGCCATTTCGGCAATGTCTTTTTGTCTAAGCCCTTTCTCGATGCGGATATCCTTTAGCCACTGTCTAATCACTTTATCACCTGCCTTAGCTATCGGTTACTTTCTTAGTTCATGGCTATTATATCATAGTTTCGAGCTATTGTAAATAGTTTTCAACTATTTTTTTATTCTTTACCAAGATAGTTTTTAGCTATATAATGATATAAAGGAGGGCTGAAAAATGAACAGAATCAAACAATGTAGAGAAAAGTCAAACCTCAGTCAAAAATACGTTGCCGTCGCTCTCGGCGTGGCTGCACCTTCTGTCAGCAACTGGGAAAGCGGGAAGACAAAACCCTCGATGGATAATTACGTTAATCTAGCAAAACTTTTCGGTGTTTCCGTCGAATATCTGCTAGGCGTGGCGGACAAGGACAAAAGTGAAGAAAAAAATCCCACCGCTACTAGCGATGGGAATAATAAAGAATATCAAGAGATTTTTAATCTTCTGAATAATTGGAATCGTCAACGTGCTCTTGATTTCGCAAAAGGTCTTTTAACAGCTCAAGAAGAAGATTCTTCTGGTGAGGGTTCAGTTTATTAACTACTTCCATAAAATCGCTCGTCAGCACTTCGTTTTCATTCTTCACATAAATCACCTCATTATAATAGTCGAAGGAATCTGTGCTGATGTCTCGCATCAACTCGGCTTGTTGCTTACTCTCTCCGGCGGCGGCATTTCAAGCGGCCTGCGCGGCTGAGATAAAACTATAATAATTATCATCGGCGTTCCCTCCGTTGCTTACATTATATTCCTGTGGGAAGGCGAAAAGAATATGAAAAGAGGGTTAAGAAAATGAAAAGAATCGTTGCTCTGTTCCTTCTGGCGTTTGCCCTTCTTCCCGTTCGCGTCACGGCTGAGAACGAGATCGACCCGAAGGATTGCATCCCGTTCCCGGCTGACTGCAAAAAAGCGGACGTCGCCGCAACCGCTCTATATGCTGTCGATGTTTCCGACCCTCAGAATTACGATTGGAGTTCCAGCGCAGAAGCCCTGCACGTCACGGAGGACGGCGTGTTCTCCCTGTTTATGGGTAAAGGCACGTTGACGGGCGTTCCGAAGGACGGCAAAGGGGAAACGATCAAAATATCATTGTCTGCGCCTACACCGTATTTTAGTTCGAAGAACATCGTTGTCGATTCACCAGAAGGTGAGGAGCTGATCGTTGATACCGGAAACGGATTCATCATGGTTGGCACAAGCGGCGACGACTGCTTCACCTACGACGAAATCAGCGATAGAAAGTACGGTCTATCCGATGCATACCGAATCATGCCCAAAAAAGAGGGCAAGGGCGCAATCATCTACACAATAAACATGAGCAAGCAATACAAGATCAACATCACGGTCAAAAAGTCCGCGCTCATGTCCGAAGAGGAACGGCAAGCCCTGATAGAAAAGGCCGGGGAGAACGCAAAAATCGTTATCGCAGAAAAGAACGTGAACGTCCGTGCTGATGCGTCCGCCGATGCCGAAAAAGTCGGAAGCATCAAGGCCGGTGATGAAGTGATCGTCACCCAGCCGTACTATACGAAAAAGTGGCACCAGATTCTCTATGACGGCGAGCTATGCTATGTATCGGCAAGCTATCTTAATGTTAAATAAGTAAAAGAAGAAGGTCGTCAGAAGATGAGACAGAAACAGGAAAAACAGGGATGCTGGCAGCGAACAAAAGGCTGCTTGCTGACTATTTTTGAGATCGTGGTTGCAACCTTTGTTATCGCCCTTGCGGTTTCGCTGTTTTTTGCAGTGATGAATCGAGACGAACTTTCTTCGCAGCCCGTCAGCCAAACAGAGGATGTAAAAGCAGAGCCGAAGGTCACGAATACGCCGAGACCGACGAAAACGCCAAAGCCCACAAACACGCCGAAACCGACGGCAACGCCTGAGCCTGATACCCTGCAAGGCTGGGCTGAATCCGTCGCGAACTCCGTATACGGCAGTTACGACCCTAAGTACAGCGACTTGATCTCCGTGACGTGTGAGCAGATGCTTGGCGAGGATGCGCCCATGATTCAGCTCGACGTGAAATACCCAGATACCTTCATGCGCAAGAATGATGATCGAATGGGCGGCTTCCTGTACGACGCAAAACAGGCGAACGAGAAGTTCGCAAATCTCGCTAAAGAGGGAAAAATCGCGTACGGGTCGGTTAATATCGTCGCGCATACGACGTATCTTGACAAGTACGGCAACGAGAGCGACGGCATGGCTGCGTCTATCCGAGTAAAAGCATCGGAAGCGGCAAAGGTCAACTGGGATATTCGCAACTTTACCGCTGAGATGATGCCGGGGATCGCCGTTTCCTTCGGTATCAACCCGATCATCCGCGATGGTCTGTCGCTCGAATACTACTCAAAAATCCGCTACTAATCGCTTGAGATGAAAACAAGCGATGTTTTGCCAACGTCGACAAAACATCAGGTCGCGCTGAGCGACAAAAAAGGCGCGCCCTGATGGGCGCGTCTTTTCGTTTTAGCCTTTCGTGGGGCAATATGGTACCGGTGGGTGCGTGAATGCGATGCCGTAATCCTCAAGAGACAACGAATTGCCGAAACAATTCTCTGCCTTAAAGCATTCGATCGCTCTGTTAAAAGCCATCTTCTTTTGCTCGTGCGTAAGTTCTTCCGGGAGCCCCTTCAAGCAAGCTCGCAGATTCTCCACGATTGCAAGCACGATTGTGTTTTCATCCGCGTGCATTTCGTTCTCCTCAAGCATGGCCTCCGGTAGACGCAACGCAAACATTCGATTCACATCTTTCATATGTTCACCGCCTTTCTGCTTTTTAGTATATTCAGCCATCCGCAGAATATACTATCAAATAATTATCAAAAGGGGGATTTTTATGGCAAAAGCCAAAAAGCTACCGTCCGGCAACTGGCGAACACAGGTTTACCTCGGCAAGGATGCAGCGGGAAAGCCCATCGTCGAATCCTTTACCGCATCGACCGCCCGCGAATCTGAGCGTCTCGCCGCCGTCGCCGCTGCCGATCACAAGAGGAAGAAGAAGCAAACGCTGACGCTCGGTCAGGCAATGGACGAGTTTATAAACACTTGCCGTGTGCAGGGCTATTCGCCGTCTACGCTGAGAGGATATGTCACCATTCGAAAGAACAGCTTCCCGTCGCTGGTCAATGTGAAGCTCGATCAAATCACGCCCCGCGATGTGCAGAAGGCGCTTGACGACCGGGCGCGGGAACACACACCGAAGACGGTCAGAAACGATTATTTCTTCCTCAAGACGATTTTGGAGAAGAACGTCCCCGATCTACAGCTAAACGGAATTGTTCTCGCAAAGCTCAAGCGGAAGAAAAAGCAGCTCTTTTCCGAAAAGTGGGCTGGCGACGTTCTCCGATACGTCGCGGAACGCTGGGAGACGGATTTCTACCTCTACTGCTGCTTCATCATCAGCGCGGGCTTGCGCCCTTCTGAGGCTTACGCTCTGACGTGGGGAGATTTGTCCGCATCCCCTATTGACGCGCTGGATTCGAGCGGCAGGACATACAAAATCGGAACGATCAACATCGACAAGGCAATCGTGCGCGGCGAAAAGGGGTTTCAGCCAAAAGGAACGAAAAGCGACGCGGGAGAGCGCGTCCTGCGTGTTGATTGGTCTTTCTTCGAAAACCTTTACGACGCAAAGCCACGAGGAAAAGACAACGAGCAGGTTTTCCAGATGAAGCCCAGCCGCGTTATTTACAGATGGGATATCACGCGCAAAGACCTAGGGCTTCCGGAAACCATGCGCTTCTACGATTTGCGCCACTTCTTCGCAACGTCGGTCGCATACTCCGGCGCATCCGAGGAAGAGCTTGCCCGCGTCATGGGTCATTCAACATCCGCTTTCTCCCATCAGGTGTACGTCGAGCTTTTCCGCGAACGGCAGGACGAAATCAACGCCAAAATGGCGGCAGGAACAGCGGCCTTGTACGGGTCTGTTTCGGCTAAAAAATAGCCGTTTTCGAGCCTCATTTCACACGAAAATTCACACGTTAAATCAAAAATCATTGTATTCTTTGATTTTTTATGCTGGTTCGTCGGGTTCGACCCCCGCCACCGGCACCA